ACCTAGTAAAAAGGTTGGTAATCCTCGTCGTCGTTCTTTCTGCGCTCGTATGAAAGGTATGAGGAAGAGACAGAAACCATCCAACAATACTGGGGATGATCGTCTCTCGAAATCTTTACGCGCATGGAACTGCTAGGTTTTTATTTTGCCGTTGCAATAGTCTGTTTAATGGTCGCATATGCTGGTATAGACGCCACAATGCGACTGTTTTATTTTCTGGACTTAAAGTTGCGACACTTCATCATTTGTGCTAGGGTCTATCCTATGAGACTCAGAATGGAAAAGGAACTGGGTCTCCCACTCACACCACCATGGAAACATCACTGGGGATTTAGAAACAATGAGTAACGAAAAAGAAGCGTCTGATCTGTCACTCTCTCGCGTAGAGTGTGAGAAGTGTGGAGCAACGTGGATCAATGGACAACATGTCTGGCGAGGTACAGGCAACACTAACAAAGATTCAGAACTAGACCTTGCAGGTTTGGTTTGCAACAACCTAGGAAATGATCAATGTATCAACCCAAAGAAGGGTCAGGTTGGTGGTCAAACATGGGAATATAGAAGTGGTTATATCGATGGAATGATCAAAGGAAAGAAGGATGCAATGTCAGAGATTCAGGACCGATTAGGTTAATATACCGATCATATACATCTAAATAGTGCAGTTACAGTAAGGTTTTATGAAGTTTATTCTTTCCTTATTTGCTGCACTATTTTTTGCTATGCCAGCATGGGCAGTAGATGTCCAGATGGGTTCAGGCGGTAATCTAGTATTTGAACCAGCAGAAGTTACAATCAGCGCAGGAGAATCAGTTCACTTCATCAACAACATGCTACCACCCCACAACGTTGTTGTGGAAGATCATCCAGAACTAAGTCACGAGGCACTCGCTATGATGCCTGGTGAAGAGTTCGACGTTGCATTCCCTGAGGCAGGCGACTATACTTATTGGTGTGGTCCTCACAAAGGAGCAGGCATGATCGGTACAGTACATGTAGAATGAAAAAATTAAATACGATAACGTTAGATATCACAGTAGCAATCATTGACTTTCTTTATAGAGGTCGTCACTATCAACGTTTCTGGGTGCTTGAAGAGATTGCTCGGGCACCCTATTTTGCTTTTTTAAGTGTGTTACATCTACGTGAATCTATGGGTTTACGTGGACCTGAGCATCATTTTTTAATGCGTCAACACTTCGAGCAGTCTGTAAATGAAACAGAACATCTTGAATATATGGAGAGCAGGGGCGGTAATGCTTATTGGATTGATCGCGCTTTCGCCAGACACCTCGTACTTATCTACTATTGGATTAACGTGGTTTATTACTGGTTATTTCCTATGTCTGCTTACCATCTAAGTCTGGAAGTAGAAGAACACGCTGCACAAACGTACAGCGATTATTTAATGTACATTGATAGATCTGACAAAAGGATCTATGAAATTATGGAAGATGAAATTCATCACGTTGAGGAACTTAGATCTGCGATGGAACTATTATGACGTTCGGTAATGTCTTACTTTGGGCAGCAATACCCTTTGTACTATCCACGATCTATTTCGGGATACGAAAGGGTGAGAATAACTACTACGAATCAGAAGACTATAAAGGTAACGGATGTGCTCACTAAAACAATAATTATCTTCGGTGCTACTGGGGACCTTTGCAAACGCAAATTGGTCCCTGCTTTGTATCAACTGTTTTTGAAAGGGATGCTCCCTCAATCTTTTAAGATTATAGGAGCATCCAGAACAAAACATACAAAGGAGAGTTGGTGTGAGCACCTGGAAGACTATCCAGATGACTTCAAGATGCACTTGGATTATGTTCCATGTAATTTGAGTGATAAGGATAGTCTTGCTGCGCTTCCAACAGAAGGAAGTATAACATATTTTCTTTCAGTTCCGCCAGAGAGGTACGCTGATGCCATCACAAATCTCAAAGAAGCAGGACTCGTCGAAGACTCAGAAACATCCCGTGTTGTTATTGAGAAACCCTTTGGGTACGATCTTAAATCTGCTGATCATTTACAGTCTGTGGTTGGGAGATGTTTACGCGAGAAGCAAGTCTATCGCATTGATCATTATCTCGGCAAAGATACTGTTAATAATATCCTTGCCACTCGGTTTAGTAATGTATTACTTGAACCACTTTGGAACAGGGATTACATAGAAGAGGTTCAGATCTTTGCATCCGAAACTATTGGATGTGAAGGTAGAGCACAATACTATGAAGGTGCTGGTGCAGTCAGAGACATGTTGCAGAATCATATCCTGCAAGTCCTTGCTTTGATTGCTATGGAACCTCCTGCAAAGTATACCGCTAAGGAGATACGCAGAGAGAAAGTTAAAGTTCTCGCTGCTACAAGACTTGGCACTAAGTATGTTGCAGGTCAATACGTTGGGTATAGAGAAGAGGAAGGTGTTGAAGATAATACAGAGACACCTACCTTTGCTGCTGGTGATATCTACATTGATAACTGGCGTTGGGATCAAGTTCCTTTCTATTTCCTAACAGGAAAGAAGATGCCTCACGGTTGTGTTGAAGTTGTTGTTAAACTAAAAGCACCCGTTAGACAACTATTTTCTAACCACGCAACTAATGATCGCATTGTTATGCGATTGCAACCTAATCCACATCTAGATATTCGTATCGAGATGAAGACCCCTGGGTTTAAGGATGAGGTCGAAGCAGCGACACTAACTCATAACTACCCTGATAATGCTATCGATGGGTATGAGAAGTTACTTTATGATGCTATCCATGGAGACCAGTCTCACTTCGTCCACGCGGAAGAGGTGTTGGAATCCTGGCGTATTGTTGACGATCTGCTTTGTACTGGACAGACTTGTAAGGTGCGAACCACACCATTCCTTTATCATGAAGGTCTGTGGGGTCCCTTGCATAAGACAGAGTTTATCACAGATTGGGACTATCCAGCATGAAAAAATCTGACGAAGAACGTAAGAAAAGAGTAGAACAGATCTCTAAACATCTTCATCCTCATGATGATGAACCAGATCCTACTGCATATATGGGGAACTATAACTTCCCACAAATGCTCTTTGCGTTCTGTCTAGGATTTGTAACCATGTTTGTTCTATCTGTTAATGAGATAAACGAATTCAAAGGATGTCCTTTACCAGAGTATTTCCAAAATGAATCACGTTCAGCTCCTGGTTAGACAGGTAATGCAGACTCCCTGGTGCCTAGGTATCATGGGATTCTTTTTAGTTTTTGTACCCATCATAGGAATGCACCTGGTCCACAAATATGGATGGGAACACTGGGAACCGTTTACTAAGAAACACAAATGAAAGTAGGATTGATCGGACTTGGGCGGATGGGCGAGGGTATGTCTCGTCGGATGATGTCCGCTGGTATTGAAGTCCATGGATACAGACGGAACTTTGCTAAGGCAGAGGAAGCAAAAGAGAAAGGATATGTTACTGAGGTAGCACCTTCTCTTGAAGAATTGGTTCAACAAGTTGGACCTTCTGGTGTTTACCAAATGGTAATCCCAGCAGAACTTGTACAGGAGACACTCGATGAGTTACTACAATTTTGTAGTGAAGGAGCTATTGTTATTGATCATGGCAATAGCAATTTTAAGGACAGTAGGAAAAGGGCATCGTACCTTTCAAAACTGGGTATCCAGTATATTGACTGTGGTACTAGCGGGGGTGTTTATGGTTTGGAGCGTGGATACTGTCTTATGGTTGGTGGCGGAGATCAAGCAGTCGCTGCTTGCCGTCCTATCTTTGACTCCCTCGCACCAGGCATTGGTGCTGCCCCCAGAACCCACGACAACAGCTGGGTCTCACCTGCTGAATCAGGTTGGTTGCATTGCGGAGCACCAGGAGCGGGTCACTTTGTGAAGATGGTCCATAATGGTGTTGAGTATGGAATGATGCAGGCATATGCCGAAGGTTTCAATATACTAAAAAATGCCAATGCAGGATCTAAATATGTCAAGGAGGGAGACGCAGAGGTTGCCCCCATGGAATGTCCAGAAGATTACTGCTACGACATTAACGTTGCTGAGGTCGCTGAGTGTTGGCGTCGCGGTAGTGTGGTTGGGTCTTGGTTACTCGATCTTACTGCTGATGTACTTCGCAGCGATCCAGAGCTTAATAAGTTCGTTGGCGGAGTATCCGATAGCGGTGAGGGTCGTTGGACTGTTCATACCGCTGTGGATCTGGGTGTACCCGCTCCTGTTCTATCCACTGCTCTTTATCAAAGATTTAGTAGTCGCGGTCTGTCGGCTTTCGGATCCAAGATTCTGAACGGTATGAGATACATGTTTGGAGGACACAACGTTAGATGAAATCACAATACACATTGATCCTGTGCTTTTTACCCCTCGCAGTCATCTATATAGTAATGAAGGTTGCGGTCTGGATGTCTGCTGTCAATGCTGAGTCGGATTATGTCAGAAAAGAACCTCTACGAAAACGAGGACCCTATTTGGAGAACCCGTATGCAGATGTTGATGAAGAAGAAGAGGAATTTGGAGATCGCACAGACTATCGATAAGGTATTGTACGACCATTATTCGGAGCAGGGTAAACCTGTTCCGAACTGGAAAGTCCATAAAGATCCACAATGGTGGATAGACTACTTAGATAGTCTAGAACAATGAAATTTAACTTATTCAAATTTGAAAAAACTTGGGGAGGGAAAGAAACCTGGTATACCAAGTCCAAACTATGGGCAAGGAATCAGAAGTACCCTTGGAATCAAATATACAAAGCAATTATTGAATGGTTGTGGAAAGTCTGGGTCGATGCTAAGGTCGAACAGGAGATGGATAGCGTTGATAACCAGGTACGTGAGATCCATAAACAATGGGATGAAGAGATCCCTGATCCATGGGTTACTACATCCACCCCTAGCGAAGTAGAAGGACTAGATAATATAAGCATATCATTCAAACCCTATGAACCTGATACTGAGACCACTGAATGATGTCAATGATGTTACTTGGAGTATCATCTGGTGTCTTATTCTCCTATTGATGGGAGTAGGTTATTACATATATACAATAATGACACTAGCATTCAAGGAGTTAGAAGATGGGAGCGATGACCCCGCCAAGCAGGAAGAGTTGCTACAACTTTCGAGTGATCGAGATCAACAGAGTTCTTGATGGCGATACTATTGACGTTACTATTGATCTCGGGTTTGATCTATACAAGAAAGAAAGAGTTAGAGTTGCAGGAGTTGATACGCCAGAGAAGAGAACGAGAGACCTCAAAGAAAAGGAGTTAGGAATCGATGCAACAAACTGGCTCAAAGAAAAACTCGAAGGTGCCCTTGCGGGAGAAGATCAACTTACTATTCGTACTGAACTCGTTGGCGGTGTTGGTAAGTATGGTCGCCTACTTGGGTGGCTCTATGTGGGGGACAGCGAACTATCGCTCAACGAAATGATGATCACCGAAGGATATGCATGGGCATATGATGGTGGTACGAAACAAAAAGACTTTGAAGAACTGAAAGAGATTCGTAGAGAACACGGAACATTGGTATGAGTGCAGATCAGCAGTACCTAGGCAATCCTAATCTTAAAAAGGCAAACGTTGCACAATCGTTTACGCCTGATCAGATTGAGGAATTTATTAAATGCTCTAAGGATCCAGTTTACTTTATTCAGAAATACATCAAGATTGTGTCTCTGGATAAAGGTCTGATCCCATTTGAGATGTATGACTTCCAAGTTGATATGACTAGGAAGTTTCATGACAATAGATTTAATATCGCCAAACTACCACGACAGTCGGGTAAGTCCACCATTGTGACTTCCTATCTGTTGTGGTATGTACTGTTCAATGATAATGTCAACGTAGCAATCCTTGCTAACAAAGCAGCGACTGCGCGTGAAATGCTACAACGTCTACAACTTAGTTATGAAAACCTCCCCAAGTGGTTGCAACAAGGAATCAGTCAGTGGAACCGAGGATCTCTGGAATTGGAGAACGGAAGCAAAATCATGGCTGCTTCTACTTCGGCATCTGCTGTACGGGGTATGTCTTTTAACGTCATCTTTCTGGACGAATTCGCGTTCATTCCGAATCATATTGCTGACCAGTTTTTCAGTTCTGTTTATCCTACTATCTCTTCTGGTAAATCAACCAAAGTTATTATCATTTCTACCCCACACGGGATGAACATGTTCTATAAACTCTGGCATGACGCCGAGAGAAATAAGAACGAATATGTAACCACTGAGGTTCACTGGTCAGAAGTGCCAGGAAGAGATGCAGTATGGAAAGAACAAACCATCGCGAACACCTCTGAGGAGCAGTTCAGGGTTGAGTTTGAATGCGAGTTCTTGGGATCAGTTGATACCCTCATCTCTGCCTCAAAGTTGCGTACGATGGTATATGAAGAACCGATTAACCGCAATAAAGGTCTTGATATTTTTGAAGAACCTATCGAAGATCATCAGTATGTAATTTCAGTGGACGTAGCCCGAGGGGTTACCAAGGACTACTCCGCTTTCACAGTTATCGACACCACGACTATACCTTACCGTATGGTTGCAAAGTATAGGAACAACGTTATCAAACCTTTGTTGTTCCCGAATATTATACACCAAGTTGCTACTGCTTACAACCACGCATATGTACTTATTGAAGTAAATGATATCGGTGGTCAGGTTGCAGATATCATGCAGTTTGACTTGGAGTATGACAACCTCCTTATGTGTGCTATGAGAGGGCGTGCAGGACAAGTTGTGGGTCAAGGATTCTCTGGCACCAAGACACAGTTAGGTGTGAAGATGTCTACCACAGTCAAGAAGACTGGATGCTCTAACCTTAAAGCATTGATTGAAGACGATAAACTATTACTCAATGACTATGATGTCATTGCTGAGTTGACTACCTTTATTCAGAAGGGTCAGGCATGGGAAGCAGAAGAAGGATGTAACGATGACCTTGCTATGTGCTTGGTTATGTTCTCCTGGTTAGCAACCTCAGATTATTTCAGAGAACTACATGATCAGGATGTTCGTGCTCGCATGTATCTGGAACAGAAAGAACAGATTGAAGCAGACATGGCACCCTTTGGATTTATAGATAATGGTATAGATGAGACATCATTTGTGGATCCCGATGGACAGGTATGGCACACAGATGAATATGGAGACATGTCCTACATGTGGGATTATCGGTAATGGATCTAGAAGGGGAATTTGAATTAGAACATCTCTTATTAAAGGAACGTACCTGTAAGACATGTGGTAAGACAAAGGACCTACTAGATGGATTTTATAGGACTAGAAAAGATCGGGGAGCATTGCCATCAGCGTATTCTTACGAATGTAAGCAGTGTACGATCAAAAGAATTGCAAAACGTAGACGACAACCGAGGAAATGGATAACAGACTATCCTGACTGGTAATGCTCACGGCTAGTTTCCCCAGTGAAAATAGTGGTATTTCTAAATAATAGTAGCATCCGATTGATTTACTATCAGGAGTATACCAGATGGCATCCACACAAATTTCCCCAGGTGTTGTCGTCCTTGAAAGAGATCTTACCAATTCCGTAAACGCTACCGTCGATAATGTAGCGGCAGTCGTGGGAACCTTTGAGAAGGGTCCCGTCGAAGAAGTAAGAGTAATCTCGAACGAGAGACAACTCATCGAAGAGTTCGGAAAGCCGAACGACTATAACTACGAGTATTGGTTCTCTGCCGCTCAGTTCCTCCTTTATGGTGGATCTGTCAAAGTGGTACGTGCTGCCAACGACACTCTTAAAAACGCTATTGACACCGCTCAGATCACTCTCGCAACTTTTGCTGCGACTGATACGACTCTGACTGTCACTGACGCAACAGATATCGACGTTAACGATCTGTTGAAGATCAACGATGAAATCATCAAGGTCACCGCTGTAAGTGGTACTGACCTGACTGTTGATCGCGCACAACTCGCAACCACTGCTGTGTTGCACCCCGCTAGTTCTCAGATCACGTTGATCGAACCTGGCACTTCATCTCCGATTAACAACAGTGGTTCTACTATCAGTGCTAGTGCAACCACTATTCCAGTGACCTCTCAGGCAACCCTGGGTGCCACTGTAAACGGTTACATCAGAATCGACGACGAGATCCTTCAAGTTACTGCTATTAGCACTAACGACTTGACTGTTACTCGTGCTGCTCTGGGTACTGCTGCTGCCGCTCACACTGACGGCGTAGATGTCACCAAGTTGACTGTTACTACCAACAAGACCACTGTTAACGAGACTACCGTTACTGGTGTTGCCGCTCCTATCATCAAGAACCTTGATGAGTATGAAGCAGTAACTGAGTCTGCCGCTAACAACTGGAAGTGGGCTGCTCGTTCTCCTGGTTCTTACGGTAACAGCATCCGCGTGGTAATGACCGACGCTGGTCCTGACCAAGTTCTGATGATGGGCGCACCCCCAAGTGGCGCTGAGCGTAAGTTCCTTCCTGGCAAGAGAGTTGTTGTTTCTTCAACCAACTCCCGCGCTACGATCTATAACTACATCATCGAACTGACTCTTGAAGCAGGTGATAGTCTGAAAGGTGGTTTCGAGGCTGGTAACTTCTTCGTTGCTGGTTCTGGTGCTGGTAACTCCTACACCACTGATATCGCTGGTGAGATCCTTGCTTATGACGCTAAGATGCGTACACTGCAAGTCAGCATCGACCACGATAACACCACTGACTTCCTGAAAGTCGCTGACAAGATCCAAGAGAAAGCAAACAACGCTGGTTCCCCTGGTTCCGTTACTGGCGATGAAGCAATCATCACTGGCGTTAAGCGCAAACTGATGGTCGTGATCGACGACGATGCTTCTCCGTTCCTGGTGAACCAAGATCTTCTCTCCTCTGATACTCTCAGTGGTGACGAGAATGCTGGTGTTCCCGCACTGAACATCGATGCTCTCTCTGGTGAGTATGAGTCCAGAGAATATGACTACAACCAAAAGTGGTCTTCCATTGCTCGCAGACCTGGCACTTCCCAGTATGCTGCTGATCGCGGTGGTCACCATGACCTGATGCACATCCTCGTCATTGATGGCGACGGCGGCATCACTGGCGTACCTGGTTCGGTTCTTGAAAAGTTCCTTGACGTATCTAAGGCATCTGATGCCAAGTCTCCTCAGGGTGCAAACATCTACTACAAGGATGTAATCAAGGCACAGTCTAAGTACCTCTTCTGGGGTTCACATGAGACTACTCTTGCCATGGACCTTAGCAGCACCACAGTTGACTCTGTTGGTCTTGCCGCTACCAACCGCCACTTCGACCCATTCAAGTCCTCGACTGCAATTCTCGCCAAAGACGGCGCAGGTGCAGCAGTCCTCTCTACTAAGAATTCTTCTACTGTGAAGTATTCTCTGAGAGGTGGTGTTGACGGTTATACCGCTCAACGCGACAAACTGTTCGATTCCTACGACCTGTTTAGCGACCCTGAGACCGAGGAGGTGGATTACATTCTCATGGGTCCCGCAATGTCCAACGACATTGACTCTACTGCAAAAGCACAAAAGTGCATCGACATCGCTGCTACTAGAAAGGATGCCATGGCATTCATCTCTCCCCCGAGAGCATCTGTCATCGGTGTTTCTAACAACAACGATATCGTAGAGAAGACTATCGAATTCTTCGATGGACTTTCCTCCTCTTCGTACGCTGTATTTGATAACAACTACAAGTACATCTACGACAAGTACAACGATAAGTACCGTTACCTCCCATGTAACGCTGACGTTGCTGGTCTGACTCTGAGCACTGCTCTGAATCAGGAACCTTGGTTCTCTCCTGCTGGTTTCACCAGAGGTCAACTCCGTAACGCTGTGAAGCTTGCATACTCTCCTCTGAAAGATCAGAGAGACAGACTGTATGCCTCACGAGTCAACCCGATCGTTGCATTCCCTGGACAAGGCATCGTGCTCTTCGGAGACAAGACTGCTCTCGCAACCTCTTCTGCCTTCGACAGAATCAACGTTCGTAGACTGTTCCTCGTGATCGAGAAAGCAATCGCAACTGCTGCTAAGTCACAACTCTTTGAACTGAACGATGAGTTCACCCGTCAGGGATTCAAGAACGTCGTCGATCCTTATCTTAGAGGTGTACAATCACGCAGAGGCGTTGTTGACTACCTCGTAGTTTGCGACCGTAGCAACAACCCTGATGACGCCATTGATCGTGGCGAGTTCTTCGCGGAAATCTTCGTGAAGCCCACCCGCTCTATCAACTTCATCACGCTGCAATTCACTGCCACCAGAACTGGTGCATCGTTCTCTGAGATCGTCAACTAAGGGCGATCTCCCCTTTTTTCCTTTTATCAATAAACATAACGGAGTCTACAAATGGCATCACCTAGAAAAACAGGGAGAACGCCTCGCGAAAATAAGCGTCAAAGACCTGGACAAGTCGAAAGACTTAATGTCGTACAGGACATTATTGGGTTTAGACAGCAGATTCGCGAACTCGCTCGCCCTAATCTGTTCCAAGTTGAGATCAACTTCCCCGCTAAGGTTGAAGAGATCTTCCAAGTTAA